TTACTTTCATTTGTCACATTACTCACAGAACTAGCAAGAGCATAGGTCTGCAAGTCACTTATCTGAGACTCAGTAATAGAAAGTGCGGCTTGATGTGTGGTGACATCCGACTGAGTTACGGTGTAGTCATCAATCGCACCGATAGCAGTTCTCACCTCAGCGGCAGTGATACCAGTTGCGAGGGCAGGAGTTCCAGAATTATCCTCAAGAGCTGGTGCAGCAGGAATTGTTGGTCTACCCGACAGTGAACCGTATGCACCATCGAAACTAGAAGTTCCTGCTCCGATCAAAGTCCTGACTTCTGCCGCAGTTATCCCTGTTGCGAGTTCTGGTGTCCCAGAGTTGTCTAATATCGCAGCCTCATCACTGTCTCCAGTTGCATCCGCACCGACAAACTTACCAGTGGTAGAGTTATATTTTAGAAACTTACCATTTACAAGTGCGGTAGACCTATCGACATCATCCATGTCTCGGATGTTTACGGCACCACCGCCACCCATACCCTGTTGGGCGAGACTTAGACTAGTGATATTTTTCTTGAGGTCTTGAATCTGTTTCTTGATTGACTCTACTTCAGCAGATTCCTCAGCGATCTCTTTCTTCTTGGTCTTCAAGTATTCCAGAGCTTGTTCTTGTAGGGGAGTCTCAGGTATCAACTCTGGTTCTGGATCGGGTTCTGGTTCTTCCCACATCCCACCGTAGATCATCTTGCCTTCATCCTCGGCAGTGTCTTCTTCAAGATATTCTGGTTCTGGTTTGGGTGGAGAAGGTTGAGTCAGAAATGCCTCCATAGCAGCGACATCTCTTTTGTGTTGTTCTTCTTGTTTTTTTAGTTTTTCAAATTCCTCAGAGAACTGTTTCAAAAAATCCTCAGATTTCTTTGAGCGCTGCTTTGTTTTTGCTTTGGATTTTTTCTTTTCCTCAGCAATCGCCGCAAAGAATTTAGAGAGTTCTTCTGACATAATAAATACTTAACGTGTAACTTGTGGAGTGACGGTTATGATACCCTCTCTTACACGGATAACCTCTGGTGCATTTGCAATCTCTACATCGTAGACATATCTACCAGCTTTCAATGCGCCAGTCTGTGTTGCGGTCAGTGATATCGTTATCACACCCGTCCCATCTACCTGAGAGGTAGTAAAATCCGTAGCAGTGCTACTACCATAAGACTTTCTGATCTGCCCAGTTGTGGTGTATCCAGTTAATGTTTTTGCAGTCGATCCATCCGTGGTTACAGATATAGTAGCACTAAAAGTTGAACCTTGGTCGATGACTAAATTCTTGATAGTTTTTACAGCCATGATGCTTTCCTCTGTGTCTAAATACTATTTATAAGATGGGAGTTTAAACGTGAAAACCATAGTCACTCTCCTTTATGGAGACAAATATAACGCTGATGATGTCCATCGTATTTATGATGCTACAAAACAATACCATCACACTTGCATAGTTGACGAACAAAATGCAAAACACCTCAGGCCTGAGATAAAACAAATCCCAATAGAAGACCCAGAAGGTCATTGGGAAAAGATAAAGATGTTCAAAAATGATTGGGTTGGGGATTGCCTTTACCTAGACTTAGATGTTATAATACAGGGCAGCCTAGATAGATTGTTTGTTCATTGTTTGCAACCGACAATTTGTTTTACCTATTGGAAAGACGATAGGATGACAACCACCAATCGCAGACACAACCCCGACTCTCGTTACAGGGGCGAGGGATCAGAGAACGATCCGTGGATGCAGAAGTGGAAAGGTATGTATAACTCCAGTGTCATGGCATGGAGAGACAACGAAGCAAGATATATCTACAACACCTTTGCAAAACAAGATCAGTATTACATGACTAAATACTGTGGAGATGATAGATTTTTATATCACGAAAATATACTTGGGAGTGTTTTTCCAAGGGGATTGATATACTCTTTCCTTGGTGGCGTAGATGTTGAGACTGATTCTTCACCACGGTCACATCAAATACTACCAGAGTATCCAATCGTTTTATTGAATGGACAAGATGAAGTCAATCACAATTTGAGACAAAAATATAATGATGCACTTTCTCTGCATAAAATGGGGTAACAAATACCCAGCAGAATATGTAAACAATTTACGCAAGATGGTTCAACAGAACTATACCAAGCGACACAAGTTTATCTGTTACACCGATGATGCCGATGGTATTGACAAAGGGATTACCATCCGAGCGATACCCAGAGTTGACCCCCTACACCCAGACTATTGGTTTGGTCGGGAAAATTATTGCTGGGATCGAGCAAAGTTTCTTGTCCTAAACTCTCATCACTGGTTAAGAACCAAAGGCCCCTTCTGTTATCTGGACTTAGATGTTGTAATCCAAAACAACATTGACGAAATCTTTGAGTTGTCCAAGACACCACACATGTTATATTCTAGTTGGGAGAATCCAGATGTCTTAAATGACAGACGATTCAAAGATATGCGTGGCAGTCTATACAATTCCAGTGTAATGTTATGGTGTAATGATGAGGGTGAAAAGATTTACAATGATGTCCTCAAACACAAGAACACCGTGTTCAAAACATTCTGGAAAGGGACTGACAACTATTACCCTTGGAGAGAACATCAAGTAGTTGGTGATAACTATTGGTCATTCTTACCTACTGATTGGGTATACTCTTACAACAGGGGTCAGTCATACCCAGACAATCTGACAGAACATCTATACAGAGATCAGGCAAAGTTCTGTATCTTTGATGTTCCTGTGGTTCCAAACAAAAGTGTGCAAAAATATTTCAAACCAGATGGTGTAAAAGACTACAACATTCTAATACACTGGCACGGCAAAACAGAATTTGAAAGACTGTGGATGCCAAAGTTCCCAGAAAGTTTTTTCACAAAGAACAAACACACAGACAGAATTGACACACTGATCAAAGATGCAAACTCTTATGATCCGTTCATAAGACAAATAGAATCTCGCCACTTGAAAACAATCAAGAAACTTGATGGCGATCTGATCTCCATGCACAAAAAGTTTCTGGCAGACTTTCCTACCGATCCCCTCTTGTTAGAGGGTGACGAATCTTTATACTGGAACAAGGACATAGATGGCATATACGATTTCTACAAAGAGAGATACGTCTACAAAATGCACAAAGTTGTATTTGATGTTCTTGTGGAGAAGTTCTACAAAGATTTACCAAAACTAAAAATTGATTGGGAAAAATATAAAGACAAGTTTGATAGTATCAAGAACTGGTCACAGTTTGATTCTATGACAGATGAAACTCTGGAAAGAAACTACATGGATCAAAACGTGATCAACAAACTTAGAAAGATGGTAAACGAACCAGACCTAACATCACTGTCAAAACAAATGATAGAATACTTCCCTGAGTTAGAAGAACAACTCAAGGGAACCATACCTGAGATAAAAGAATCCATTCCAGAATTAGAAAAAGAAATATCTGATCTAACATTTATTAGACGCATAGAACCACAACATAGACAAATCATCAGAGAAATATATGATACTGGTGACATGATTTCTATGCACAAAAAATTCCTTGCGGATTTCCCAGACGATAAGATGTTGCAACGAGGAGATCAGTCGTTGTATTGGAATAAAGATGCAGATGACATCTATAATTTCTACAAGGAAAGATACATATCTCGACAACACAAGATTGTATATGATGAAGCAAAAGAGTGGGGGCCAGTAAGATACTTCTGGAATGTCAGTTGGATGCAATGTTTCGCATTGTATAGAAGACTGTGGTATAAAAATGAACTGCCTAAAATAAAACAAGAGTTTATGAAGAACGTAGAACTCTATGGTATTCAGAGATTGTTTTGGGATGCGGATGATTCGGACACACAGAAACTATACAAGAGATACTACCTAGACAATCTCAAAGAACTGTTTTACAAACAAGATTACGAGGCAGTGTTTGAGAGACTATACAACATCATGCCCAAAGACGAACTGTTGTCAATACTGAAACAAGATAACATGTCAGATGATGATACGTTGGTGAAATACTTTCAAATGCACGGCGAACAATACTCGGACATGTATCGTGGTCTGTATGAAGAAGGGTCACCTGACGGAGCTCTTGTTCAACTTAGTGCCTCAAGAAATGACACAAATGATCCATACAACGACATATTTTTGACGGGCCATGACCATAATTTGACATCTATTCGTAAAATTTTTGACAGGTATAGAGTCAATTGGGTGACTTTGATGTGCGAACTATCTGACCCCACAAAGTCGGAACACTTTGAGGAGATATGTAAATACTTCCGTGACAACGGAATCACTCTCACCGTTCAAACATATGATCAAACTTTTATGAAACCAACTTGGATTGATGAGGTAGAATATGTTGATCAACCACAACAAACAGAACACATACCAGTGGTGCAAGAAACGATTGCGAGTGACATACCAGTGAACTTAGAAACTCTCAAGATGTTCAAGAAAGAAGATGAAGTGCGTAGACCAAAACCAAGATCAAAGAAGTCAGAACCAGTTTGGTGTGATGCGAGAAAGAGTGGATACTTCTATGTCAGTGCAGATAGTAACGCATATCCGTGTGCATATATAGCAAGAGACTTTTTAGAAAGTAAACTTTTACCCTATCATCCCCTTGACTATACCTACAATAAGCAGTATAATAGTCTGAAGAACTTTACTGTGGGTGAAATAATTTACAGCAATGATTTTGAAAACATCAGTCAGAGTTTGAAACGCAATCCTCTGACTATTTGTAATAAAAAGTGTGGTAGTTGCAATGCGAGTTAATGTAGTTTGTAGTAAGTGGGGAACAAAATACGGCCCACACTTTGTAAACCGATTGAAAGAAATGTCAAAGAGAAACATCCCCGATCAATTTGACTTTCACTTTTACTGTTACACTGATAATGATGAGGGTTTAGATGACGATATCAATGTTATCCCTTTTCCTGATATTCCTGATATCCATCCTAAGTATTGGTTTGGGACTGAAGATTTTAAGTATGGTATGGCACGTTGTTGGGACAGGCCTAAAACTTTTGTTTTTAATACTCACAACTTTGCTCCTGATAAGCCTAGTGGTCGTTTTATTTTCTTTGATCTTGATGTTATTATCCAACGTGACCTTACCCCCATCATTACCCATAATTTAGAGAGACCAACAAAGATGAAGTCATGGTGGCAAGACCCAAGACCCATGACAACAAGACAGTTCAAGTTAGCACATGGTGCATACACAAATGGATCGTGTCAAGTATGGTCAGATGATCAGTGTGAGTGTATCTGGAATGATGTCTTAGAGAACCAAGAAAAGATTTGGTTTACATACACAGACGGAACAGACAATTATCACTCGTGGAAGTGGGGTAGGTATGGTGAAGACTTGTGGGACTACTTTCCCTCGTGGATGGCATACTCCTACAACAGAGGTAGATCGTGGGAAGAAGATGACTTGAACGTGGGTATCTACAGACCCAACTGTATTCTCTGTGTGTTCAATGTCGATCTCTTACCTTTTGAGGACAAGAGTAGAGGGCACACAAAGCAAGATGAACTTGTCGATCCAAATTTGTTAGAGCATTGGCGATGAACATCTATACAGTAAAATGGGGTGACAAATACAATCACCAACATGTAAACAATATATACCAATCTTGTTTGCAGTTTCTAACGTGTGATTTTGATTTCTATTGTCTTACAGAAAATCCAAAAGATTTACACCCAGACATCAAACCACTAGCATTGCCAGGCGGCAACAAACTAGAAAAGTGGTGGAACAAGATGTATCTGTTTGATGATAACATCGTCACACAAAAAGGTGAGAAGATGTTCTTTGACATTGATGCAATCATACAAAAGAACATTGATGTCATTGCAAACTACGATCCAGAAGACTGCCTGTGTCTCGTAAAGACATGGTGGCATGACTTAGAAAAACAATACAAAGAAACCAGACACATTCCACACAAGTTTACAGACCTCAACTCATCTGTGTTGCGTTGGAATGACAACCTAAATACTAGAGAACTTACAGAATATTTTAATCAATATCAAAAACAAATACTGTGGTATTACAGAGGACTTGATAATTTCTTCTACAATAGAAGGGTGATCAAAACAAAACTATTCCCCCTTGGATGGGTATATAGTTTCAATCAGGGATACGTCTTTCCGCATGACATAGAAAGACACACCTACCGAGAACTTCCATACATTTGTATTTTTGACTCAATGGGAAAAAGTGAAGATGTTAAATTTTAATTTCTTAAATAATTTCAAACACTGGGGCGAGGCCCTACATATCATAGAAAACAAAATGCCTAATAAACTGGCAGACTTTCGACAGTCTTTGTCAGAAAATAATATGGAGGCAAGTGTTTGGTTGGTAGAAGAACTGAAAAAATACTTGGAAGAATACTACGCAAAGAACGGTAACTTGCGTGTGTTGATTCTCAACTCGTGGTTGGGAATACCAATGGTTCCTCTCTTGTGTGAGAACTTGGATGTATCTCAAATCCATCTTGTAGACTTGGATGAAGAATCAATAGAACTATCCAAGATTTTTCATAAACACTACGCACAAGATAAGTTTGTCAACATTCGTCACTGGAATCTGGACATCCCCTTTGAGTTTGAAAACCTAAACAAAATCGAAGCAGATGTGGTCATCTGTATTCACACTGAACAAATGTATCCACTGCAAGAACTCAACGGCAAAAATGCACAGGCAGTTTACGCAGTGCAGAACTCAAACGTGGTAGAGGAAATGTATGGTATCAATTGCGTGGGATCAGTTGAAGAACTGAAAGAACAAATTGGTATTGAGGATACTGGATATGAAGGAACAAAAACTCAGACTTACTTCTCATGGGATGGTAAGAAAGAGTATGATCGTTATATGATTATCGGTCAGAGAGAAGGGTTCTTCTAGTGTGCAAACACCACGTTGCCTGACGCAGTGATTCTATATTCATCAGATGTGTAGAACGGATACACAAGATGTGGCAACTTGGCATCAAACAAAATTATCTTACCAACAAAACTTTCATCAACATCCAGAGTAATTTCTTCTGGGCCAGCAAGAGGTTCATTGAATACGAACCCCAACCTTGATGTCTTCTTGTCGGGAGTGTCTGGAAATACCTTGTCTTCTTCTGACAAGTCGTATGGTATCTGAATGAATATCACAAAAGAAAACAATCCACCATGTCTATGGAGAGGATTGAATTCAGTTTTCTCCATATAGTTTACCCACGTTGTCTCCACTTTGATCGGTGGGATAGGATTCATCGTGTCCTTGTATTTACTGACATATTCAGTAACTTCTGGTCTTCGGAAGTTTCTCATAATATCATCACGGACAGTGACAGGCAAATCTTCTATTTTTATTTGTTTCTGAAGATGCCCAGCTAGATTCTCATTGTTGGATAGAGTTCCAGCGTAATCTTTATAGAAGTTTACAGTATCCCAAGTAACTTCTCCTGTCCAGATGCCATCATACTTCTGCAACTGTTCATCGGCCATGAACCAGTTTATTGAGAACATAGATCATCCGCCATTCTGTGATTTACTTTGGAATGGTTGAGTTCGTCATTGCGAACCCAATAAACCATGTCCCACAACTTTGCATCTTGCGGCATATCATAGTAGTCTATTGCCAACTGAGGTGCCTTGACATTTGGTATTTCACCATCTGATATCAGTTTCATATATTCCGTGTAACTCCTGACCGCCTCTTCTTCAAAGTATGCAATCATTCTATGTGCAGTGCGTGGCGAAATGAGATACATAATGAAATAAAAATGCCAGAATATAAACTGCGCCAAGAGAATCAGTAGTCTCTCAAACCAGTTTGGTTTTGCAATCTCAATGAAGAACATCAAGTGCATACGTTCATTCTCTGCTTCTGAAAGTAGTTCACGAATCGTAGGCCCGTATCCAGTTTTTGCCTTACGCAGACTTTTAAGATGTAACCACATCCCTGCTACCATCCCAGGCACCCCTGCAATGGTTTCCAAAACAACTGCTCTGTGTCCATATCTTTTGGCAAAGAACGTATCGGCAAAAAACCGAAAGAACTTTGTCATGGACATTGCTA